GCAAAAGCCAAGGCCGAGCGGATTTACATGGAAGAGTACCGCAAGAGCTTGAAGGCCATCATTATGAAGCGGTCGCTTGAGTCCAGCGTCAACGCTCAAGAGCGAGAAGCCTACAGCGACCCAGAGTACACCGATTGGTTGAAGAAGCTCCAGATCGCCATTGAGGTCGAAGAGCAGTTACGCTGGGAGATGGTGGCTGCGCAGGCTCGCGTCGAGGTCTGGCGCTCACAGGAGGCCAGCAATCGGGTTGAGGGGAAGCTTACCCTGTGAACAACAAGCTCAACGCAGCGGAGCGGAAGCATCTGGCTCGGGTCAAGAGCCTCCCCTGCTCCGTCTGCAACGCCCCTCCCCCCAGTAGCGCCCACCACATCAACCAAGGCCAGCAGTACACCGCCGTGGCGCTTTGCTACGACTGCCACCAAGGGTCAATGATGGGCTGGCATGGGAACAAGCGGGCGTGGGCTATCCGCAAGATGGACGAGCTTGATGCCTTAAATGTAACAATCCAGCGGCTTCTGACCGACGGTATGCCACTTGAGGAAAATAATTTGCCCTTTTGAAGAAAACCTGTTGACAGGTCGTTTAAGCTCCAGTTACATTACGCCTACGGTCACTTGAGACCGGACAGCGAATAAGGAGCGACACAATGAAGAACGACCTCAACACCATCGATACCCTCGGCGCACTGCTGGCTCAGATCGCAGATCTGAAGAAGCAAGCCAAAGCAATCAAGGATGACCTCAAGGATTCGGCTACTGCTCCCGGCGGCAGCAAGGTATTCGAGGGCGATCTGTTCAAGGCTACCGTAGTCGAAGCTAACCGCTCCTCGGTTGACTGGCTGGCATTGCTCGCCACCAAGTTGGATGTAAAGGCAGACTGGGAAGCGGTTGCCGCCAAGATTGGTTACGACAACAAAGAACTGCCAAAGGCTATCGCCGACAACACCAAGACCACCGCTGTCTTCTCTATCAAAGTCACTTCACGTTAATCAGGGGGTTGCCATGAAATACAGAGACCATCACAACAGCGAATTGATTGAAACCCACTGGTGCGCAAGCGTGAGCCATCACCATTATTACTTTGAGACCTATGCAGAAGTCGTGGCGTTTTTTGATTCTCCGCTGTACGACCTGCGTATGCAAATTTCATCCCCAGCAAACTAATTAAACAGGAGCGAATCATGGAAAACTTTCAAGCAATCTACGATGAAGCACTGGCGGCTGGCATCAAGGCGGAGGCGGATTACATGGCGCAATATGGCGAGCCAATGTACTGCGGCTTCGCATGGGTTGAACTCCCGAACGGTCGCAGCAAGTTTGTCAACTGGCTCAAGAAGCAGGGCATTGGCAGCAAGCACTGGAAGAAGGGCTGGCAGATCTGGAGGCCGACGAACAATGGCACCCAGTCGATGGACATACTGGAGGCTGGCGCATATGCTTTTGTCAAAGTTCTGCGGGCGCATGGCATCGATGCGGTGTCCGCCTCCAGAGCGGACTAAGGGGATTCAGTGAAGCAATTCAGGACAGTTCTAGATGCAGTCGGGTTTGTGTTCGAGCATGGCTTGCACAAGCCCGACCAGAGCGGTCAGCAGCCCGACCTCGTCTTCGAGAGGAACGAGGACGGGGTGAAGATCACATTCAAACCAGAGGAGGGAAAAGATGGACGAGACTACATTTGAGCCGCAAACCGAGCTAGACATATTTAACAGCGGTTGCGACCTTGTGCTGACCCACGTTGAGGCTTTCATTGGCAACCTTGAGGCGTCGGAGGATGATGTTGCCACACGGTACGACAAGGTCAAGCGGCTGATAGCCGGAATGCGGCTGACGGTGAACAAGCGCCGAGCGCCCAAGCAGGAGTCGAGCATCATCCTGCCAGACCAGAACATCGTTACTTAATTGGAAACGGAAACTCGACTGCAAAAAAAGTGGTCGAGTTTCTTTGATTTGTTCAAAAAGTTGTTGACGGGGTCAGATGATTTAACCTAAGATTACATTACTGCACTTCGCAGGACATTGAATAAGGAGCGAATCATGTTGCACTTCAGAGTAAACGCAGAGCAGGAAGTCATTAAAGTTGCATCTGAGATGCCGGAAGGTAAGCGGAAGTGGGTCTCAAGCAGCGAAGATGGTTCTGGCTGGATGACCCGCCACGACATCAAGTCGGTCGAACACGCAGCAGAGATCGCTGAATCGGCTCAGAAGCTCACGGGCAAGACCTACCTGCCTGTTGACAGCGGTAGCGGTGTCTGGCCTCGTTTTGACGTTATCGAGGCTCCTGCGGTCGGCGAGGCTGTCTCTTACGCATTCAACGGTGACTACTATCCCTGCGGTCATATCAAGTCGATCAGCGCCAGCTTCCGCATGATCACCACGACCGAAGGCCAGAAGTTCTATCGTCGTAAGCAGACTGCTAACTGGAAGTACAACCGGACATGGTCGCTGGTTGACGGTCACCGTAGCGAACTGAACCCAAGCTTCTAATTAACCCGCCCGGAGCAATCCGGGCTTTCCCGGAAACTTATCATGGAAAATACCGCGCCAGTTTCTTTGCCAGAGTGGGCTAAAGATGTTAATTGGGACTACGAGCGCCGCGAGGAGGCTCGTCTTGACGCTATGTACGACGCACGTTACGAGCGGGATGATGATGAGTGACCGAACCGAGCTTTTGATTGGCTGCGGCAACTCCCGCGAGAAGATCTTATCCCTAAAAGGGCAGGAGTCGTGGAGCAATCTGACCACGCTGGATTTCTACAAAGAGTGCAGCCCAGACGTTGTGTGGGACTTGACCCAGATCCCGCTACCCTTTGCGGACAATTCCTTCGACGAGATCCACGCCTACGAGGTGCTAGAGCATACGGGGAAGCAGGGTGACTGGGAGTTCTTCTTTGCCCAGTTCTCTGACTTCTGGCGCATCCTGAAGCCTAACGGCGTCCTGTTCGCCAAATGCCCGTCGCTTCAGTCCCGGTGGGCTTGGGGTGACCCATCGCATACGAGGATCTTGCAGCCAGAGAACCTTCTATTCTTGTCGCAGGCCGAGTACACGGCGAGGGTAGGTGTCACGCCTATGTCTGACTTCAGGCGGGTCTACAAAGCTGACTTTGAGACGATTTACAGCGCCGAAAATCAGGACACTTTTGCCTTTGCCTTGAAAGCGATCAAGCCTAATGAATAAATTCTTTAAAGTATTGCTGATGATCCACCTGATAACCATCTTAGTGTTCACAGGGTGCCTGATCTACGTCATCATCGAGTTGCCGAAGAGCAAGGAATGCCAGCAGGAGAGCGTCAAGACCTACCGGAGCCTTACATGATGAATTGGGCTGACTTCCTGCTTGGGCTGACCACAGGCGCTATCGCAGCCTTTTTGCTTGAGGTCTATCGAGCATGGCGGAGGGGTAGGCATGAGTAGCGAAGACGCTAACAAGCTGGCTGACTGGATGATGAAGCGTGGTTATGCCACGGGGCATGGCGAGACCGTCGAAGACTTGCTGGGCGAGCTTGACTGGCAGATTGCTGAGGGCTGGAACCGCGCCCTGTTCAATGGCGTGAGAACTGAGCGCGAACGTTGCGCTGTTCTCGTCGAGCAGATGGGTATTGAGGGCTACGGTACGCTGGCTATCGCCGCAGCTATCCGATTAAGGGGGCAGGAATGACTGACAGAGAACTGATGCAAATGGCTCGGGATGCATTGGTGCATCTTTGGGATGGCTGTCCGGCAGATGAGGATTTAATCTTAGAACTGAATGACCGACTCGCGCAGCCTGAACTTAATTCTGAATTGAAGGTGGTTTCAACAGGTGTGACGCATATTTACAGCACTGGTGCGCCGGACGCTATTCAGTACGACAAAGACGGCAATGAGATGGCGCACTGGAAGTTCAGATCGTTCGCACCACCACAGCGCGAATGGCAGTGGCTGACGGATGAGGAAATCGGCGCTGTTATTGCTGACTGCCAGATTACGCTGGTGAACTATTGCAGCGAGGATAAGCAGACAGAGTTTGCCCGCGCCATCGAAGCTAAGCTGAAGGCCAAAAACAATGCTTAGTCATCACCAAGCCGCAATGCTGCGTATGTTTGAGCGCGGGTGGGCATTCCGCCTATACAACAAGCGTCCGACTAGTTGGCTGACCTACTGGGCGCTGGTGAGAAAAAACTTGATTTGCGACAGGGATAACTTGGCGCTCCACGGTGGGCGACCAGTGGTTTATGTAAAGCTGACAGAGAAGGGGAAAAAAGAGTTGGAGCGATATAACCGTAAGGAGGAGAAAAGCAATGGCTAAATTACCGTACACCATCACGATCTGCCCAGATGAGCCGAATCCAAAACAGTTCACGGCGCTAACGCCAGCGATTGTTCGTGCGCTGCGGTACACAAACGACTTGACCATAGACCAGCGCCAGCACGTTTACCCATCAGCGCCGCAGGGGGTGACAAGCATTAATACGCATAAGGAAAAAAATACATGAGCTACGTCGTGGCCTCGTTGCCGCCAATTAAGTGTTTCGTAAGGCGGGAGTTCCTATACAACTTCACGAAGGGGCATGGCGAACTGGAGCCAGCAATCTGGGTGAGCATCAAAGCCCTACGGGGGCAGGTGTTCCGCATCGAGTCGCTGCTGCCTAACTATGGCGCTTTGTATGACAAGCTGCCGATCCACGCTTATGTGTGGACAGAGGATCACGGCGACCTGCCTATCGATACCTTGCAGCTATGGGATTGCATGGGCTATCGCTTCACCGTGGTGGAGAAGATCGGCTTGCGCAATCTGGGCGTCAAGTTCTTGGGCAAGGACAAGGAGTGGCACTTCGGGCGGTATATGTTCACGGTGGACTTCTGCGCTGATGGCATGGAGGTAGACACTGGCTTTACTGAGCAGGCCGAGGAGCATAAGAGCTTCAACTTCATTGCACTGGACAACGGGCAGTTTGCCGCGCAGCCGAACAATCGGTGCCTGTGGTATGACCAGAGCCTGATCCCTGCTGAGACAAAGTTCCCTGACTTTCAGGCGGCGCAGAAGTTCTGGACGGTAGACGGCACCCGCAAGTGGTCAGCAGGTGACGATTGGTTTTATAACATAGAGGAGAAAAACACATGAGAGCATTTAGCGTTACCTACAACCCCGGCATTGACCAGACTAAGATCACACTTTCAAAGGAGTTTGAGCAGGCTGAACTAATACTGAAACTTGACATATTGCAAGATGCCATCGGTGACCTGCAAGACATTTACGAGGAAACTCGCAAGCAGTTTGCGACGATGTGTGTGTCGATGGGTGCGAAGCCATCAGAGGAAAATTTAACATGAAGTTGCTGGTTCTTGTATACTATGGGCTGGTTGGGATCATCGCATTCTGCTGTTTTGTGTATGTGTTGACCAACCCGCCCAAGCCGCAGATCCAGTGTACAGTGGCGGAGATCAGTCCAGACTTTTCGACGCAGGACAGGGAGTATTGCCGTAGGTTAAGGGCGCATAAGCTTTGACATTACTTTGCGGTAACGCAATGCCGCGAAGCAAGAAGTGTGGAGATTGTTTTAGCCGTTATGGAGACATAAGTGGCGGACATAGGTACTAGGTAACCGTTTCGGTCTAGTTATGGGCAGTCTCTACACTTGTTGGTAAGAAAGGGTGAGCGCCGAGTTCGCATAGGCTCTATACATGGATTGCGACGCTACCAACAGCCAAGACGCATGATCATTGCCGGACGCGAAAGCGCAAAGCGGACTAACCCAGAAGCGGAAAGCCCCAAGTTCTAGACACCTTGGCGGTAGCAAGACGGGGAAATAGCAGTGGTCAGCCGTGTTGGGAAAGCTGCCTCAACCGTTTCCAGCGGGAGTTATGCTCCTGAGCGCGAGACGGCGAGTACCAACACCTCATTGCAAGGGATTGATGTAACAGGTATATTGCCGACATTACATCTACCGGAGACTGATGATGTCTGAGCCTTCCGACCCAGCCGACCAAATTGCCGCCGAGCAACAGAAGCCCCGAAAGAAGATGGGGCGACCATCCAAGTACACCCAAGAGCTAGCCGCAGAGATATGCGAGAGACTATCTAACGGAGAGCCATTACGACGTATATGCAGAGACGACCATATGCCGTCGTGGGTCAGTATTTACGCTTGGGCTGCTGCCGATAAGGAACTTTCTGAACGCATCGCACAGGCGCGTGAGCAGGGCGCTGACGCCATCGCTGAGGAGGCGCTGGAGATCATCGACACGCCGCCCGAGTACGTCCTGACCAAGACCGGCGAATCCGTTGATTCGGGCTATGTGACATGGCAGCGCAACCGCGCCGACCTGCGCTTGAGGCTGCTGGCTAAGTGGCACCCAAAGAAGTACGGCGACCGCCAGATCTTGGCTGGTGACGCTGAGAACCCGCTGACGACTAGCCCCGACGCCTCCTTTGTGGCTGACCTGATCGCCAAGATCGAGGCGACAAAGCGGTGACCCCGCGAGAGTTCATTGAGTGGTTCCGGGACGATCAGAAGATCGACGGGATGCGCGTCGCTGGCATCATGACCCCGGAAGGCATGATCGACCTTGATGACATCACCGACGAGGAGGCCGAGGCCATCGCCGAGAAGATCATGTTCTGTTACAGCACTAGGGGCAACGCATGACCGAGCCTGTCGTTGACCGCAAGGTAGCCGCCGAGTATGCGCAGCAGGAGATCAAGACCCTGCTGGACTGCTCGCTTGAGGAGAAGCTTGCCAAGCTCCCCCGGATACAGCGGATCGCCTACGAGTGGCGCTTGCGCTGGCTGGTATCGGCTCACAAGCATCAGATCCTACCTGCCGGTGACGCTTGGACGATCTGGCTGATGCTTGCAGGCCGGGGTGCCGGGAAGACCCGCACCGCAGCCGAGCAGCTAGGCTGGTGGGCATGGAGCGAGCCAAATACCCGCTGGCTGGTGGCGGCTCCGACCAGTTCGGATGTGCAGGGCGTCTGCTTTGAGGGTGAGTCAGGGCTGCTGTCCGTCATCCCGCCTGAGTTGATCAAGGATTACAAGGTGCAGAAGTGCGAGATCCACCTGATCAACAAGTCCATCATCAAGGGCATCCCGGCGTCCGAGCCTGAGCGGTTCCGAGGCCCGCAGTTCCACGGTGGCTGGTTCGACGAGTTGGCTGCGTGGGATTACATCGACGATGCGTGGGACATGATCCAGTTCGGTCAACGTCTGGGCGACCGAGTCCGCCAGATAGCCACCACGACCCCGAGGCCGAAGGCGCTGATCAGGAGCCTGATTGCCCGCAACGGCAAGGACGTAGCCGTCACGACCGCCTCGACCTATGACAACATTGACAACCTCGCGCCGCAGTTCCAGCAGCAGATCCTGCAATACGAGGGCAGCAAGATCGGGCGACAGGAGATCTACGCCGAGCTTCTGAACCCGGAAGAGGATGGCATCATCAAGCGCCAGTGGCTGAAGGTCTGGCCTGCTGATAAGCCGCTGCCCGAGTTCGAGTACATCATCATGTCGCTCGACACCGCATTCACCGAGAAGACCACCGACAAGAAGGGCGACGCCGACCCGAGCGCCTGTTCGGTCTGGGGCTACTTCAAGCACGACAAGAAGCCCGCTATCCTGCTGCTCGACTGTTGGGAGGAGCATCTAGGCTTACCTGACCTGATCGCTCGCGTGAAGCAGGAGATGAGCGTCCAGTACGGTCAGGGCGACATGAAGCCAGTGATTAAGCCGATGATTGGCCCGAAGTCATCTTACCTCGTAGGCCGCAAGCCTGACCTGCTGCTGATCGAGGACAAGGGATCGGGTATTAGCCTGCGGCAGATGCTGGCGAGAGAAGAGATCCTCGCCTACCCGTACAACCCCGGCAAGGCAGACAAGCTGGCTCGACTGCATATGGTCTCGCACATATTTGCGCATGGTTATGTTTGGGTGGTAGAGTCTGAAAAGCGTCCGGGTCAGATCAAGACTTGGGCGGAGCCGCTTGTAGCGCAGCTTTGCAGTTTTACTGGCGAGCGGTCGATCAAGCATGACGACCTGATGGACTCGACCACGCAAGCAGTCCGCTTCCTAAGCGACCGCAATATGCTAACGGTCACAGTCAAGCAGCTTGAGCGCAAGATCGCACCGCCGAAAGAATACGTCAATCCGTATGCAATCTAAGAGAGTGACATGGATGAAATGAACGAAAAGCGCCCCGACCCCAAAGATCCAGCGGGCGAGATATTCGACCTAGGTCAAGAGGAAGAGGATGTCGTTGACACCGAGGATGGTGGCGCGATAGTCAAGATCAGCGACGAGCCGCTACCCGGAGAATCGCCGTTCTACGAGAACCTCGCTGAGACCTTGCCAATCTACGAGTTGGCAACGATTGGCACCCAACTGTCTGATCTTGTTGAGAGGGACAAGGAAGCCCGTAAGCGCCGCGACGAGCAGTACGAGGAGGGCTTGCGTCGCACTGGTCTGGGCGATGATGCCCCCGGTGGCGCAGGTTTCGTTGGCGCAAGTCGTGTCGTGCATCCGATGCTGACTGAGGCCTGCGTAGACTTCTCAAGCCGGATGATGAAGGAAGTCTTCCCTGCCGGTGGCCCCGCCAAAGAAAAGACCATCGGCGAGATGTCAAAGGAGAAGTTCGAGAAGGCGCAGCGCATCACTAAGTTCATGAACTGGCAGATGACGCGCCAGATGCCTGAGTTTCGCGCCGAGATGGAGCAGATGTCCACCCAGATGCCATTGGGCGGTGTGCAATACCTGAAGCTCACATGGGATGGACGGCGTAAGCGCCCGATCCCGACCTTCGTGTCCGTGGACGATGTCTACCTGCCGTTTGCCGCGACTAACTTCTATACCGCCGAGCGTAAGACGCACGTTCAGTACATCACTAAGCTGGAGTATCAGCGCCGTGTCCGCTCGGGTATGTACCGAGACGTAGACTTGTCGCCCGCGCCGATTACGCCGGACATGAGCAAGTCCGAGACCGCGAACAACAAGATCGAGGGTCGTGATGGCGGCTCCTATAACCCTGACGGGCTGCGCACGATCTTCGAGATCTATGTCCAGTATGAGCTTGACGACGATCCTTCCCCGTACATCATCACGGTAGACAAGGCGACCCAGCAGGTGTTGTCGATCTACCGCAACTGGGACGAAGAGGACGAGCTACGCGAGGAACTGATCTGGATGATCGAGTTCCCGTTCCTGCCGTGGCGTGGTGCCTATCCGATTGGCCTGACTCATATGATCGGTGGCCTGTCTGCCGCTGCTACAGGCGCACTGCGGGCGCTGCTCGACTCCGGTCACATCAACAACTTCCCCGGCCTGCTGAAGCTCAAGGGCGGCGGTGCTGGCGGCGAATCGACCCGTGTTGACCCGACCGAGGTGCATGAGATCGAGGGTAGCTTCGCGCAAGATGACATCCGTAAGGTCATGATGCCGCTACCGTTCAACCCGCCTAGCCAAGTGCTGTTTACCCTGCTCGGCTTCCTTGTGGATGCCGCCAAGGGTGTGGTGCGCACCTCGTTTGAGGATCTGGCTGATAGCAACGCCAACACCCCGGTAGGCACGACGCTCGCCCGCATGGAGCAGGGCATGGTGGTGTTTAGCTCAATCCACGCTCGGGTGCATGATGCGATGTCTCGCCTGCTGGAGACCCTGTACCGCATCAACAAGATGTACATGGACGAGCAGGAGGTTTTTGACGAGACCGGCGAGTTGCTGGCCTATCGCGCCGACTTTGATGGCCCCGTCAACGTCATGCCGGTGTCCGATCCGAACATCTACTCAGAGATGCAGCGGTTCGCGCAGGTTCAAGCAGTCGTTGCTCGGGCGCAAGCCATGCCGCAGTTGTACGACGTTCGTGCGGTAGAGAAGCTGCTGCTCCAGCAATTGAAGATCCCAGAGGGCGACTCGTTGTTGGTGCCGAAGCCAGAAGTCAAGGAGATGAATGCGGTCAACGAGAACCTTGCCGCTTCAATGGCGAGACCGATTGTGGCCTTCCCGGAGCAGGATCACCTTGCTCACTTGCAAGTCCATTTAGACTTCATGCGCTCGCCGGTTCTTGGCTCGGCTCGAACTGCGGCTGGTACTTCGTTGCCAATCCTGCTAGAGCATTGCAAAGAGCATATGGTGCTTTGGTATGTGACGCACATGATCAACGTCACCTCCGAGGCCGCTGGCGTCGATGTTGGTACGTTGCTAAAGGACGCCAACAAGGAAGAGCGAGCCGAGTTTGACCGGATGCTGGCGGCTGCAAGCCAGTCGGTAATCAACGAGGCGAACTCGACGATGGAGCAGATTCCAAAGATCATCGAAGAGCTTATCGGCTATATGCAGTCGATCCAGCCTCCGCCGCCGCCTGACCCAACGGCTGAGATCGCGCAAGCGGAGATTCAGCGCAAGCAACAGGCAGACGCTGCGAAGGCGCAGACCGATGCCGCCAAGATCCAGACCGAGCAGGCAAAGCTCCAGCAGCGCCAGCAGGAAAGCGCCGCAGCCTTGCAGCAGAAGATGGAAGAGTTGAAGCTGCGGATCGCAGAGGCTCAGATGCGCGAGCAGGGAGAAGATGCTCGCAAGCAGGCAGAGCTTGCAGCCCGCATGAAGATGAACGCCGACGACAATACGACAGCCAAGCAGCTTGCCGCGCTGGAGATTGCCGCTGGCGAAAGAATTGCTGTGTCAACTGGCACTGGCATAAACCCCAACCCGTAAGGAGAGCAGCATGGAAGCATTGAATTTGCACAAGGCGATGGCGATGGGCAAGGGCTACCCGACCACTGTGCAGGGCAGCGGCAAAGACCCCGCACCCAAGGCACCGATTCCTAGTGGCAACGCTAAGAACCTGACCCGCATGAAGTCGTTCGAGGCCAAGACCCCGAAGGGCGGTATGTGATTGACAAGATTATTGGCAAGATAAAGAATGCGCAGCAGCAGGCGGCACTGGAAGCGGTGTCGCGCCCTCCCTCAGATGGGAAGGATGTTGCGTATATGTATGGGCAGAGGGTCGGCTACTACGCTGGCCTAGACCATGCGCTAAGGCTTATCGAGCAGACCCTGAGCGATCAGGACAGGCACGATGATCGGTTGTAATAACTCAGCATTGGAGAGAGCAAATGCTATTGGAAAACCCTATTGAAATGCAGTATGACTCACTGGATGACGCCTTCCCTGCTGTGGATTGCGGTATTGATCCCCTAGGTTCGCGGGTAATCGTTCAGATTCGCAGGGCAAAGCAGCAGACCAAGTCGGGGCTGTATATCCCTGAAGAGGCTCGCAAGACAGAAGCAAGCAACACGCAGGTTGCCAAGGTAATTGCTATCGGGGCGCTAGCATATCGCAACAGAAACACGATGGAGCAGTGGCCTGAAGGCGCTTGGTGCGCGATTGGTGACTTTGTCCGCAGCCCGAAGTACGGCGGCGACCGCTGGACGGTGACGCACGACGAGGAGGAGATCGAGTTTGTCATGTTTAACGACTTGGACATTCTCGGCAAGGTGACTGGTGATCCGACCAAGATCAGGGCTTTTATCTAAACGGCTGAAAGGAGTCGATAGTGAACACGCAGACGAACGAGACCCTCATTGAAGATGATGGCGATGAGAAAGAACAAAGCAATGAATACGTTGCCGTAGAGCAAGATGATGAGCGCGTAGAAGCTCATGCAGATGACGGTGATGACGACGGCGACGATGAGCGCCTTGATGCGGATAACGAAGACCGTGAGGAACTTCGCCGCCGCCGCCGTGAAGAGAAGGCAGAGCGTTCGCAGCGCCGCAAGGCTGCAATTGAGCGCGATAAGGCTGAACTGGCCTTCCTGCGCCAGAAGACGGAGGAGCAGGAGCGCCGTCTTGCTGCAATTGAGCATCGGTCGGCTTCGCATGACTTTGCGAGCCTGAACCAAAGGCTGAAGGATACTCAGGAAGAGGTAAAAGCCGCCGAGTATGTGATTGCCAAGGCAACTGAGGTCGGGAATGGCGAGGACGTTGTTGCGGCGATGCGCGTCAGAGATGAGGCGATTGACAAGCTGCGACAGCTTTCTGCGTTGCGTAATAGGTCGCAGCCAGCGCAGGAGAAGAGGCAGCAGCCCGAACCACAGGCACCAGCCCATCAGCAGTTGGCTCAGGACTGGGTAAAGATGAACCCTTGGTTCGACCCGCAGGGTGGTGACGAGCGGTCGAAGCGGGTGTTACAAATTGACCAAAACTTGACAAATGAGGGATATAATCCTTTAAGCTTGGAATATTGGCGTGAACTTGATAAACGAGCCGGTGTGGATAAGAAAAGTCGTGGTGGCCCACCGATTGGCTCCGGTCGAGAGAGAGCGTCGGCAGTATCGAAAAATGAAGTTTACATCTCCCCAGAGCGGAAGCAGGCAATGATTGATGCTGGTGTCTGGGATGACAAAAATGCTCGGCAACGCTATTTGAAGGCGTACTCCGAGTGGGATCGAAATAATGCAACTCGCTGATAAGGAGTGAGAAATGAGTGACGAAAGACTAAAGAAAATCGCAGACCCTGCCCGCCAATCGCGAGCCTCGCAGAATCGTGAGGTTACTGAGAACCGGGAGTTGTCGGACGATGATCGAGTCGAGATGTTTAGGCAACAGTTTTACCAAAGCGCATTACCTGATTTACCGGGAATACCGGGGTATCACACTTGTTGGTTGACCACCACAAACCCTCGCGACTCTGTCCAAGCGCGTATGAGACTTGGATATGAGCCTATTAAGCCGGAAGATGCTCCCGGCTACGAGTACATCACACTCAAAACGGGCGAATACGCAGGGCTTATCGGGGTCAACGAAATGCTAGCTTTCAAACTTCCATTGCGTTTGTATCATGCGTTTATGGAGGAAGCTCACTTCAATGCACCATTGCGTGAAGATGAGAAGCTAGTAGCCATGACCGAGGCCATGCAGGAACAGGTTGAACGGGCAGGTGGCAGGTTGATCGAAGGTGACGGTATGTCAGACTTGCGCAAAGTTCCTGAGCGCCCTGTCTTTACTGATTAAGTGATTAGGGTGCAAGGGTTTGATATGACATATTTTTAAGGAAATATTATGTCGAACACTGTTAATGCACCATTCGGGCTGCGTCCCGTTTACCACCCAAGTGGTTTCGTGCGTCCGCAGGCTTTTACAATGACTGATAGCTACAATACGACAATATTGCAGAATCAGCCTGTGAAACTCTCTGCTGACGGCGTAATCGTACCAGCAGCAATTGGTGATGCGTTTATTGGTACCTTCCAAGGTATTGAATTCACCGACTCTGACGGTCGTCGTCGCGTATCCAATAAGCACATTGCAAACAATGTGGCTACAAACATTATTGCCTACGCAACTTCTGACCCGTTGATTGTGTATGAAATTCAATCAAACGCTGCTATCAACGTAACCAATATTAGCAATCAGTTCAACACAGGTACGATTACCGATGGCTCTACAGTCACTGGTCTGAGCGCTGTTGTTCTGGATGTTTCTACTGTCACTACAACAGGTAGCGCACAATTGCGTCTGATCGGTATCACACCCGGCCCAGATAACGCATTCGGTGATACTTATGTGATCTGCCAAGTTGAGATCTCTGAGCATCAGTATGTAGCCGACAAAGTCGCATTCTAAGGAGAGCGGATCATGAATAAATTTATCTCTACCGCGCTTTCCAAAGTTAGCGGCTTTTTCAAAGACTTAGCACATCGTTTTCATGATTCTACATTTGACCTTATGGTCAGATGTGGTCTTATCATGTGCGCTGTGCCAATGCGTTCCACCGACTTCCGCTCGATTGTTGAGCCGATCCTGAACGAAGAGTTCGACGGTATCTACGATCAACGCGCAGACGAATGGAAACAAGTCTTCACGCAGCGTAATGGTATTCCTCGTAACTACCATGAAGAGCCAGTGCTGTTTGGCTTTGGTGCTGCGCCGGAACTGCCTGACGGTATGCCAGTGACGTATCAGGCTGGTGGTGTTCTGTTTAACGCACGTTACGTCTACAAAGTTTTTGGCCTTGCATTTGCTCTGACCAAAGTCCTCGTAGAAGACGGCGACCATATCTCTATCGGTCAGACCTATGCCAAGCACTTGGCTCAGTCGCTGATTGAGACTAAGGAAACCCTGTGCGCTAACATCCTGAACCGTTCTTTTACTGGCGGCGTTTATGCTGGTGGTGACGGCGTAGCTCTGGTTGCTACTAACCACCCAATTGCTTCTGGTACGTTCTCGAACCAGTTGACCACTCCTGCGGCTCTGTCGCAGACCTCGCTTGAGCAGATCTTGATTCAGATCCGCAACGCTGTTGACAACAACGGCAAGCGTATTCGTCTGACTCCTGAGAAGCTGGTTGTCAGCCCGTCGAACGTCTTCCAAGCAGAAGTTCTGCTGAAGTCGGTTCTGCGTACTGGTAACGCCAACAACGACATCAACCCAGTCAAGTCGATGGGTATGCTCGGTGGCGGTCAAGCTAACCTGTCCCGTCTGACTTCGACTACCGCTTGGTGGATCAAGACTGACGCTAAGGTCGGTCTGCAACTGATGATGCGTCGTGCGCTTGAGAAATCGATGGAAGGTGATTTCGAGACCGATTCGATGCGTTACAAGGCAACTGAGCGTTACATTCCGGGTTGGACTGATCCTCGTACCGTTTACGGTACTGCGGGCATCTAATCAACCTGCCGGGGGCTTAATCGCCCTCGGCGTCTTTTAAGGAGAACGGAATGTCTACGCCAAGCCTATCGCATACTTACTTTGGTTCTGCGTTGACTGCTGGCTCTGCACTCACTGAAGCCGCCAATGGTGGCTATGTGGTGTTGAATCAGTTTGCAACGCTTACATCCGTTTCAGCAGGCACTGCTGTTGATGCAACAATTACAATCCCTCAGAATTGCGCAATTCTGGGATTTGTTCTTGATACATTGACTGCTCCCGTGGCTGGCGCTGGAACGGCAACAACTGCACCAATCAGAATTGGTACATCTGCTGGTGGTCAGCAGTATGTGTCTGACACTGATTGCTTTACTGGCGGTCGTACTGGCATCACCTTCACGGCGGCGCAAGTCACGGCAATGTCCAGCACTGGCACCAATACCTCTGTTAACGTCCGACTTGATCCTGACGGAACAATTTTGACCACACAGGGTGTATTTAGGGTCGCTGTTAGCTACATTATGTTGTAACAGGAGGGGGAGTTCGCTCCCCTTCTTTTTTAGGAGCTATTAATGCCAAACGTACTCACAAGCCAAACCATCCTTGATGGAGAGCGTTTGGCTATTATTAAAGTTACTGGTCTGGTTGATACCGTAGAAACAAATGTAGTTAAAGTCGATGTATCTACCCTGAACCCTCAAGGCGCATTGGCCTGTACTGGGTGTAAGTTAAATAGAATCTGGTCACAAACTCACGGGTTACAGGTTGAGATGTTATGGGCTGCTACAACTCCAGTTATGATTGTTACGATTCCTCAAAACTCTAATTATTTAATGGATTACAGTATGTTTGGTGGCATACCAAACAATTCTGGTGCTGGAAAGACTGGTGATATTACATTCACCACACAAGATGTGTCTGCTGGCGATTCTTACTCAATCGTAATGGAAGTCATTAAGACTTACGGCTGATCATGGCTTATATAACCATCCCAGCACTGCCACTAGGCACCGCGCTTAGTGGCTTAGAGATGTTTGAGTCGGTTCAGTCATCTATATCTGTTCGCCTGACTGCAAACCAAATCAAGGCATTTGCTTCGTCAACGCCCTCACTTACCGTGGCTGACGCTGCAACCAATACGGTTTCTACTGCCGCGACTTTGCTGCACACGACTACCGGCACACCCGCCGCTGGTTTTGGTACAGGGCTTGATTTCTCCGCTGAGGTCAACTCAAACACCAATTTTGTTGGGTCGCAAATACAGGCAGTAACGACAGACGTTGGCATCGGCACAGAGACGTTTGCTCTGGCCTTCCGCCTGATGAATTTAAACGTTCTATCAGAGGTTGCCAGATTTACCGCAAATAAGAGACTTGGTGTTGGAACATCGACTCCTGCTGTAACTGTCCATGCCCTCGTTGATGACGCAAACAATAGTGGCGTCACAAGGACGCTTCAATTAACTCACACAACGACTGGCGTTCCGGGCAACAACATCGGGACAGGTATTGCGTTTGAGGTTGAGACATCTGCCACCAATAATGAGCTTGGCGCTGCAATTGACGCTATTGCGTTTGATACCTTGGCTACAGCAGAGGATTTTGATCTTGCGTTTAGTCTGATGACTAATGGCGCTGCGATTGCCGAGGTCATGAGATTGAAGAGTACGGGCAGGCTTGGTCTAAACACCAGCACACCCGGAGCGACGTTTGAAGCTGTAACGAATGATGCAAACAATAATGCTGCCGTTACAGTAGCTAGGTTTACCCACACAACAACCTCTGCTCCCTCTGTTGGGATAGGTACTGCGATTGATCTCGTCACCGAAACTTCGGCTGGCAACAACGAGATCGGTGCTGCAATTTACACGCAATCTACAAATATTGCGGCGGGCTTAGAAGATTTTGATTTGGCCTTCGCTGTGATGCAAAACGGCATCGCAGGGGTTGAGGTTTGCCGAATCACAAGCGACCTTCGTTTCGGTATTAATACATCGCTGCCGCAAACAAGTCTACACGCCGTAACCAGTGACGGCGCTACTAGCACAGTCACTGCTGTCCAGCGGCTGACTCATACTTCAAGCGGCATTCCGGCGATAGGTTTTGGTACTGGCTTGGAGTTTGAGGCTGAGACAGCGGTCTCTAATTTTGAGGTTGGCGCGACCGTCAATGCGGTAATTGCCGACCCCGCTGCCGGTGCCGAGGACTTTAACCTTATCATCTCTACGATGACGGCTGGCGCGGCTGCAAACGAAAAGCTGCGTATTGGCGAAGTTGTTTATACGCCGCAACCATTTGGCGCTGGAACGGTTCCAGATGCCACTGCGTGGATTCATGCTGGCGCAGGCACGACAACGGTCGCAGCGGCTGATTTCGACCCCGGTACACTGCTGACGACGCCGTTCCAAGGTGCGGTGGAGTACGAGGGAAGATCCCTGTATTTCACGCCGACTGGTACGCAACGAGCAGTTGTGCAGGCGATGCAGGTTTTTCAATTAAATGCAAACTCTCCGGGTGATGGCGCGGTAATCACAATTCAACCGTTTTTCCCTAAAGCAGCAACCGTTCAAGCTGGCACTAGGTATGAGTATGAGCTAATAGCGGTGGTTGCTAACACCGCACTCAGTGCAAAAAGTTTGCAATACGCGCTAGGCGGTACTGCAACGCTTCTTGCTCATGACTATATGGTTCAATCATTCTTTGCTGCTGCTACAACGACAGTGACAGCAGAAAACATGATGAGAAACGCGATCACGGGTGGTTTTTCTACCTTGGTGACGGTAACTGCCGCTTCTGGTGCTGCTGCCGGATCGTTTACCGTCAGAATTCGTGGTTCATTTGATGTAAGCGTCGCAGGTACGGTTAATTTTTCGTTTGGGTTAACTGCGGTCGGTACATCGGTCACTATTGCAAGCGGATCTCAAGTTGCATTGTGGCCTATTGGCGCTGGAAACGTACAAACCGAGATTGGTAACTGGGTTTAATTATGGCGATCATTAAAGGTTGGCATTTTGCAAAGGGCGGTCAGGTTAACTTGACTGCCAAGCACAAAAACCCAGAAGGCGGGTTGAGCCAAGCTGGTCGTGACGCTTACAATCGTGCTACTGGCAGCAATTTAAAGCCTCCAGTGTCTAAAGATGCTGCTGCAAAAAGCCCCGCCAAGGCTGCAAGGCGTAGCTCGTTCTGCTCGCGCATGGAGGGCATGAAGTCTAAGCTGACTTCGGCTAAGACGGCGCGTGACCCCGACTCTCGTATTAACAAAGCACTGCGGAAATGGGACTGCTGACATGATCGGACAGAAAATGGCGTTTAAAAAGGGCGGCAAGGTCAAGGCACCTTGGGATAAACCCCGTCCTGATGACCTGCCGAAGCCTAAAAAGCTCTCGTCGGGACAGAAATCGGCTGCAAAGAAGGCTGCAAAAGCCGCTGGAAGACCATACCCAAACCTTATAGACAATATGCGCATGGCGCAGAAGGGTAAGAAATCATGAGCAAACTCAAATACGGTGAGTTTTCCTTCCCAGCACCCAAGGCTCGCCCGACAGTTGGTGGCTACGCTCGCGGCGGCAAGGCTGAGACCAAGGGTCAGGCTAAAATTTCCAAGGAAAGCGTAAAATCCGCAAAATTGGTTGGAATGAAGCGCGAACCAGAGGCAATTGTCAAAAAAGAGATTGCTTTGCTCAAAAAAGCGGGCGCTCCTGCCAAAATCATCAAGCACGAAGAGCGTGAGATGACATTGCCCAGCGGCATGAAGAAGGGCGGTAAGACTGGCTACGCCAACGGCGGCGAAGTCAATAAGATGGTCAAAGAAAACGTCCGAGCCAAGGAAGCAACGCCCGGAAAACGTGGCGCTGGTCAGATGACCGACCGTGAACGCCGCATGATGGAGCAGGCTCGCGGCGAGAAGATGGATCGCCAGATGCGTGACGCCGAGCGCCAGCACTATGAGCGTGAGCGGTCTGAAAACGAGGCTGACCGTAAGGCGGCACAAGATGCGTTGATGTATATCCCGCGCAAGATTGGCGAGGGCGCTCGTTCTGCCTACGACTATGTAATGGGCAAAAAGAAGGGTGGCGCTGTCCACGAAGACGTAGCAATGGACAAGAAGATCGTCAAGAAGGCTGTCCACAAGCATGAGGCTGCAATGCATCCCGGCAAGCCAATGACCAAGCTGAAGAAGGGTGGTAAGCCAGAAGGTTATTTTGTTGGCGGCAGAACGCCTATGCGCCCCCCGGCAAGGCCAGCAACACCTCCACTAACTTCAATGGCGACAGCGAAGCCAGCGGTAACACCTGCGCCAGCGAAGCCAGTGACACCGGCTCCGGCTCCGGTAAAACCAGTGACACCGGCTCCGGCTCCGGTAAAGCCAGTAACGCCGCCACCGGCTCCGGCAAAACCAGTGACGCCACCCGCGCCAGTGAAGAAAATTGCAAATACGAGTGGCCTAGGCTTTAAAAAGGGCGGAGTGCCTGTTCATAAACGCACCTCTAAGTGCTGATTAGGCAATAAAATGTAGTCCATTGAGATCGCCAAGTTCCGGCGAACTGCGGCTTATAGGAGATAAAAGTGGCAGTTTCAGGAACAGTTTCTCAAACAGTTTTCAACACGCGCAAGGTCATTGATCATGCGTTCCGCAAATGCCGTGTCCCGCCCGAAATGGCGGGGGGCGAGCAGATGACGGTCGCTCAGGAATCTTTGTACCTGATCCTGTCAAGCCTTGCTAACCGTGGCATCCAACTCTGGTGCATTGAAAAGCTCATCCTGCCGCTATATGAGAATCAGGCGGCTGTCCCCGTGGGCAACGGCATCGTTGACCTGCTAAACACCAATTACCGCACCATCCAGTACCTGACGCCCGTTACAGAGACGGCGTTGGTGGATCGCGTCACCTTCAACCTTGGCACCTCTGAGATCGTCACTACGGTCGGGATTAACTGGCTGGGTGCGTCGGTAGCGTTCAACTTGCAAATCAGCCCGGACAATGTGGTTTGGACAACGGTCAAAAGCGTTTCAGATCCGAATCAGAATATTGGCGAGTGGACTTGGGTGGACATTGATGGAAGCCTTGCCACGCAGTATTTCCGGGTAGTGGCTCCGGGCGGGCTACTTGATCAGGATACGGTTCTGGTCGGTAACACCCCGAACGAGATCGTCATGGCGCGTCTGAACCGCGACAGCTACTCTAACCTGCCGAACAAGACTTTTACTGGCAAGCCGCTCCAATTCTGGCTTGACCGTACCCTGAACGAGCCTGTGATGTACATCTGGCCTGTCCCAAACCCGTCTCAGGCGCTCGGGCAGGTGGTGACCTATGTGAAGCGGTACATCATGGATGTCGGCTCCTTGACGCAGGAAATCGAGGTGCCGCAGCGGTGGTACGAGGCGATTGTCTACCTGCTGGCTGCGCGACTGGCGGAGGAGCTTCCGCAGGTCGAGCCGGGATATGTTCAGGTTCTTGATCAGAAGGCGCTCCGCGCATTGAGTGAGGCGGAGATGGAGGAGAGAGACAACTCTCCGATTTATTTCACCCCAAATATTTCTATTTACACACGATGAGCATCTGGCTTGATCCTACGGGAAGATCGACTTACGGCATCGGCGTCTGCGACCGCTGCCGAATTAAAATGTCGCTTGATGAACTGTACTCAGACCCGAATAGTCCGGGGCTGCGGGTGTGCAGGTATGACCTCGATAATCTCGACCCATACCGACTGCCCGCAAGACAAACAGAAAATATTACTCTACCGTTCACGCGCCCAGATGCGCCTTTGGAGGCTTAAATGGCGATTGTCATTATTACAAAAAATAGTTCTGCTGCTGGCGTTGCGCCGTCATCGGGGCAGCTTGTTCAGGGCGAACTCGCCGTTAACGTAACCGACAGAAGGCTGTATACGCTAGACTCAACTGGCGCGGTTGTTCTGATTGGCGCTGGCTCGACCTTCCCAAATGACATCGTAGTCAATGGCGTTACCGTTGGTCGTGGCGCTGGCAATGTAGTTACTAACACTACGCTTGGTAACGCTGCGCTTGCACTTAACACTACAGGCGCGAACAATACAGCTATTGGCTACCAAGCCTTAGACGTTAATACGACAGGCCAAAGAAACACAGCCGTAGGCGCTGAAGCTTTAACCGCAAATACTACTGGTGTACAAAATACGGCAGTAGGTTTTCAGGCGCTTGATGCAAATACAGCTGGCACAGCCAACGTAGCCGTTGGGGATTCGGCGCTTGGCGCGAATATTGTTGGGTCAAATAACGTAGCTATTGGTACTTCTGCTTTGCTGGCAAATACAGCCAATAACAACATTGCTATTGGTAGTTCTGCTGGCGACGCAATTACCACTGGTAACCAAAACATAGCCATTGGCACTAATTCACTTGGCGCAAATTCAGTTGGCAATACCAATGTAGCTATTGGTCATAATGCTTTGTTACTTGCAACCTCAAGCGATAACGTAGCGATTGGCGCGTTAGCCGGTGATGCAATCACTACTGGTAGTTCAAACGTTGTTATCGGCACAAATGCTGGCGGCGCACTAACCACTGGATCTAGCAACATTGCAATTGGTAACGGAGCCGGAGATGCGGCAACTACTGCAACTGGAACTATTGCAATTGGTACTAATGCGCTTGGCCTAAACACTGCCATCGACAACATTGCAATTGGCAATGCTGCCGGTGATGCAATCACGACTGGCCTCAATAATTTGGCTATCGGCACTAATGCGCTCGGGGCTAACGCAACCGGATCAAATAACATTGCTATTGGTAATAACGCTTTGCTTCTAGCAACCGTTGACAGCAACATAGGAATTGGCGTAGCCGCAGGCGATGCTATTACGACTGGTACTCAAAACATAGCAATCGGCGCAAACGCTCTCGGAGCAAACTCTACCGGCTCCAATAACATTGCTTTTGGTCAGAGTGCTTTGTTGCTTGCGACTTCAAGCAATAACATTGCAATCGGTGCTTTGGCAGGCGATGCCATTACGACTGGCGTTAATAACCTAGCGATTGGTACAGATGCTTTGGGTGCAAACGCTACCGGAACAAACAACATCGCCATCGGTCAAAACGCACTGCTTCTAGCTACCTCAAGCAACAACGTAGCAATTGGCGCATTAGCTGGCGATGCAATAACAACAGGCGTTCGTAATATTTTGATTGGGTCAAATGCCGGTAGCGCCATAACTACCGGCATTAACAACATCGCCTTTGGCATGGATGCTGGTGACGCAATTACCGTTGGAAGCAACACAATTGCCATTGGTACAGATGCTCTTGGGTTAAATACGGCTGACAATAACATCGCCATCGGCAACGCTGCTGGAGATTCGCTTACTACAGGCACTCCAAACTTGGCAATTGGCAATAATGCTTTGGGTGCAAATGCAACGGGTATCAACAACATCGCGCTTGGTCAAAATGCACTGATTTTGGCGACATCAAACGACAACATTGCAATTGGTGTTTCGGCTGGAGATGCGATCACTACAGGCACAACAAACTTGGCTATTGGCACTGATGCACTCGGCGCAAACCAAACCGGCGTTGACAACATAGCCATTGGTCATAACGCTCTTTTGCTGGCAACTGGAAGTAGCAATGTCGCGGTTGGCCCAAGAGCAGGTGACGCAATTACTACGGGTGCGCAGAACATTCTCATGGGCGTTAATGCTGGAACTGCTCTAACAACCGGAACAAACAACGTTGCTTTGGGTCATGCAGCGGGTGATGCCGCAACAACGGCTATTAACACCATCGCGATTGGCACAAATTCCCTTGGTCTTAACACTGCTGATAACAACATTGCTATTGGCACTGGCGCTGGCGACGCACTGACCACTGGCACACCGAACCTAGCGATTGGCACTGATGCTCTCGGTGCAAATCAAACCGGCATTAACAACGTCGCTATTGGTCAAAACGCACTGCTTTTGGCGACTTCCAGTGACAACGTAGCTATTGGTGCTTTGGCAGGCGATGCTATTACCACTGGTAACTCCAATATCGTTATTGGCACCAATGCTGGCGGCGCGTTGACGACTGGTTCTAGCAATATCGCGATTGGTAATGGTGCGGGGGATGCTGCGACAACTGCGGTTAGCACCATTGCTATCGGTAGTAACGCTCTTGGCTTAAATAATGGCAGCAACAACATTGCTATCGGCAATGGCGCTGGTGATGCGCTGACCACTGGCATCAATAATTTAGCAATTGGCTCAGACTCTCTTGGGGCAAACCAGACTTCTAATAACTGTATTGCTATTGGTAATAATGCACTTCTTTTGGCAACTTCCGGAGATAACATAGCCATTGGGGTTCAATCTGGCGACGCAATTACCACCGGCACTAATAATGTGGTTATCGGAACGAACGCTGGCGGTGCCTTAACCACGGGTGTTAATAATATTGCGATTGGTATCTCCGCCGGAGATGCGGCAACAACAGCGATTAATACCATTGCGATAGGCACTAACGCACTTGGTCTTAACACTGCTGATAACAATATAGCTATTGGTAACGGTGCTGGTGACGCACTAACTACTGGTACGCTGAACTTAGCTATCGGAACTGATGCTCTCGGTGCAAACGCTACCGGAACAAACAACATTGCTTTAGGTAATTCCGCATTATTGCTTGCCACATCCAGCAATAATGTTGCCATTGGTGTCGCTGCCGGTGATGCTATTACTACGGGCAATTCAAATATCGTAATTGGTACAAATGCTGGCGGTGCTTTAACTACGGGCGCGGACAACATTGCAATAGGTGTTAACGCGGGTGATGCGGCAACAACGGCAATAAACACTATCGCTATCGGAACCAACGCGCTCGGTTTAAACACCGCAAACAACAACATCGCTATCGGTAACGGCGCTGGTGATGCAATTACGACTGGTACTCCAAACCTAGCAATCGGCACAAATGCATTAGGCGCAAACGTTACCGGCATCAACAATATTGCGCTTGGTCAAAATGCACTGCTTTTGGCTACTGCCGACAATAATATAGCAATTGGTGCGTTGGCAGGGGATGCGATTACTACAGGCTTTCAGAATGTAATGATTGGCACAAACGCCGGAACGTCCATAACAACAGGAACGGATAACGTTATCGTAGGACACGCAGCAGGCGACGCTATCACCACTGGAGTCGGCAACGTACTACTAGGCACCAATGCTGGCGGCGCTTTGACTACAGGCTTAGGCAACATCGCTATCGGTCTCGGCGCTAGTGCTACAGCAATTACCGCACTCGGCACTATAGCAATTGGTGTAGACGCTCTTAGCCTTAACACTGCCAATGACAACGTAGCAGTAGGTCTTTATGCCCTTAATCTCAATACTACGGGCAATAACAATGTAGCAATAGGCAGCAGCGCTCTTTATTCCAATACTACAGGCAATAATAACGTTGCCATTGGCACTAATGCGCTTAATGTTAATACTATCGGAGTGGACAACGTAGCAATTGGCGTTAATGCGCTTGGCTCCAATACTACTGGTATTTACAACTTAGCAATCGGTAGGGCTGCGCTTCAAAGCAATACAGATGGAAATTACAACATTGCAATTGGCTATTCCTCATTAGCTTCCCATGCTCAGGGCAACAGCAATATTGCTATTGGACTGCAATCGTTAACATCAAATACTTTTGGTACTCAAAACGTCGCCGTCGGAACTAACGCATTACAAAATAATAGTACCGGCACTCGAAATATTGCTATAGGTGATCAAGCGCTTTTAAACAACACTGTTAGTTCTAATGTCGCCATTGGTTCTGATGCACTGTCTTTAAATACTACGGGGTATTACAATACCGCCGTTGGCACTTTCTGTCTTGCAAATAATGTAACTGGTTTTTTCAATACTGCTGTTGGAACTAATTCCCTTAACTCCAACAGCGATGGCTCATTTAATACTGCCGTTGGCAGTAATTCCCTTACCTCCAACACTACTGGCACTCGAAATATTGCTATAGGTGATCAAACGCTTTTAAACAACACTACTGGCTCATTTAATACTGCCGTTGGCAGTAATTCCCTTACCTCCAACACTACTGGTGTTCGAAATACTGCTATAGGTGATCAAGCGCTTTTAAACAACACTACTGGCACAGATAATGTCGCCATTGGTGCGTATGCTCTTGCAACTAACACTGCCGGTGCTAATAACATTGCAATTGGCAAAGAAGCTATGCAACTTGCCAATGGCGGCAGTCAAGCCGTTGCTATTGGCTCTAATGCATTAGAGAACAATCAAGCCAATAACAATATTGGTATTGGCTTTAATTCCTTAACTCTAAATACCACAGGCGCAAACAATGTCGCCGTTGGTGCCGCTACCCTGTCAAGCAACTTGACTGGTTCCAATAACGTCGCTATTGGAGACAACGCACTTACTGCGGCTACATCGAGCAACAACGTAGCGATTGGTACTGCTGCTGGTGACTCCATTACTACCGGCAACAGTAACATTCTTATTGGGTCAAGTGCTGGCACCGCACTAACTACTGGCTCCAACAACATTGCAATTGGCAGAGATTCTGGTGATGCCATCACTACTGGTACTGCAAACGTAGCCATTGGTACCAATTCGCTTGGCGCAAACCAAACAGGCCAAAACAATATTGCGATTGGTGATAGCGCACTTGTTCTTGCGACTTCAAGCAATAACATTGCAATTGGTGCGCAAGCAGGCGATGCGATTACAACTGGTAATGCAAACGTACTTATCGGAACAAACGCTGGCGGTGCTTTAACTACCGGCGGAAGTAACATCGCTATTGGCGACAGTGCTGGTGATGCAGCAACGACTGCAACTGGAACTATTGCTATTGGCACCAATGCGCTTGGCCTCAATACCGCTAGCAACAACATTGCCATCGGTAACGGTGCTGGTGATGCTTTAACTACCGGCACTCCAAACCTTGCAATCGGAACTAATGCTCTTGGCGCAAATGCTACTGGCATCAATAATATTGCAATTGGACAAAACACCTTAGTGCTTGCTACCTCAAGCAACAACATCGCTATCGGTGCGTTAGCTGGAGATGCAATAACGACGGGCGGATTGAATGTATTGGTTGGAACGGACGCTGGTGGCGGCATTACCACGGGTGCCAACAACACGATGGTAGGCCACAACGCTGGCTCTGCCGTAACCACAGGTACTGGTAACGTCATCATCGGTCAGGGCGCGGCAGCCAGTGCGGTGGGCGGTGTTAACCAGATCGTGCTTGGCAACGGCGTTACCGGACAGGCTGACAGCAACGTCACCATTGGCTCCGCTGCCGGTAAGATTTACAACGCCTTTACCGTTAACGCGACATGGACGTTTACATCGGATGAGCGTCTAAAGACCGATGTTAAAACAGCGCCGCTGGGACTTTCCTTTATCAAAGACTTGAAGCCGGTTACTTACCGTTGGAAACCGTCCTACGAGATTCCAGAAGAGTTGTATGACTGGTATAACGAAGAAAACCTGCGAGACACAGAAACCGTCATGCATGGAATGCTTGCTCAAGATGTCAAAGCCGCTCTTGATAAACAAGGCGTTACTGATTTTGCTGGATGGGATGTCCAGCGTGATGGCACCCAGTGCATATCGCGTGAAATGTTTGTCATCCCGCTGATCAAGGCGGTTCAGGAACTGGCAGCAGAAGTTGAGTCATTGAAATCCCAACTCCCAAAATAAGGAAAGTTATGAACGATATGCGCAAAGTAATGATCGCAACGCCCGCCTATGACGGGAAGGTAGATGCTTTATTTGCGGACAGCTTGGTAAACACGATCAAGCTTGGATTGATTCACGGGATTAATTTTTGCCCTATTTACATTGCAAACGATGCGCTTATCCAACGAGCTAGGAATGACTTGGCAAAGATTGGCGCGTCAGGCGAATTTGAATGCATGGTTTGGATAGATTCTGACCTTGCGTGGGAGCCGCAGTGGGTCATGGATTTGGTGAACTACAAAGAGGATGTTGTCGGCGGAACGTATAGGAAAAAAACAGACACCGAGGAGCTATACGTTGTCGTTACTGAGTCAACTCAGGTTGAGGACAACGGCTTGATCAATGTCTTGGGTCTTGGCACTGGTTTTGTGAAGGTGTCCCAAAAGGCCGCAAAAGATGTTTTTGATGCCTCCATGCCTTACAAGAACACTGGCGGCAGAGACAGCCACATGGTTTTTGATATTGGCATTGTGGATGGCGAATTGCATAGCGAAGACACTATGTACTTCCACAAGCTAAGGAATTTGGGTTATGAGGTTTGGCTTGACCCAAAGATGACCTTGGATCATGTTGGTACTAAGAAATTTGTCGGCAACTTTGAAAACTACCTAAAGAGCATTCAGCCGCCAGAGAATGTTCATCAGGTTAAATTTGGATGATGGTCATGGAGCCACAATTTTTAATCAATATTGGATTCACTGCGGCTGGTTTTTTTGGCGGTTGGATCTTAAACAGTCTTGCAAAATCAATAGCCCGTCTTGAAGACAAGATGTCTGATTTTACTTTGTTGTATGTGCAGAAGGAAGACTATCGTCGCGACATAGACGAGGTAAAGGATATGTTGAAACAGATTTTTAACAAGCTAGATAACAAGGCGGATAAGTGATGTGGATCCGCTTACTCTGCTTGCTGCGGCAAATGCTGCGGTCGCTGCTGTAAAGAAAGGATGCCAGTTATATAAAGACATCAAGGGGGCGGCGGGCGAAGTAAAAGAAGTGCTGGATGATTTGAAGTCCCAATTTGGGAAAATTCAAAATCCCACAAATGCTCAGAAGATCCAATACAACGAAGAGGTTGCCAGAGTACAAGAAATTGCAAAGGCTGACCCAAATGATGTGTTTCTTCGTATTGGTAATGATCTTGGTTCTTTGATGGATGCGTATGACGAGATTGGCAAAGCATTCTTGGCGCAGGAGGCGGAGGCAGTAAAGGTTTACACGGGCAAGGATTCAATCGGTAAGCGGGCGTTAAATCGCGTGATTATTCGCGCAAGACTTGATGCGATGCTGGCTGAGTTGAGAGAAACAATGGTCTACAAAGCGCCAAGTGAGTTGGGCGATTTGTGGGGCAAATACGAAAAGATGTGGAAGCAGATTGCTGAAGAGCAGGATGAGGCGCATAAGCGGGAAACCGCAAAATTACAAATTGAAGCAGCTAAAAGACGCAAGTTGATGGAAAAGAGGAAAGAAGAAGCGGTATGGGTTGGAGCAATCCTTTTCGTCGTGGTGTGGTTCGCAAGCCTTCTAGTCCTCCTCCGCCTGAGTCAGACGTACCGTGGACTCTACTCATCGCCGTGGTGGTCTTGTGTTTTGTGCTAGTGATTGCACTCCCCGTGATGGGGGTGATGTATATGGACATGAACAATGCCCTATACAGGGCGTCAGAAGAAACTCGCAAGATGAAGGAATTACGATTAAAAGTTTTACGAGAAATGAGGGGTGAAGAATGAACGAATCAACTGACTGGATGACCACTAAATGGCGACCCATGATGGCGATAACCTACATGATTATCTGCCTGTGTGATTTTGTGCTATTCCCGATCTTGTGGACGATTGTTCAGTTTTGGGAAACTGAAGCAGCTAATGATGCCTTCCGTGAGTGGACTTCTCTGACCTTGCAATCTGGCGGCTTCATCCACATCACCTTTATGGCAATCCTCGGCATCTCTGCTTGGACTCGCGGGCAGGAAAAGATTGAGTCGATTAAAGCCGGGAAAGAAGAAAATGCCTAACCCCTACGTCATTATCGGTGCGCTTGTTTTTGCTATCTGCTCATATTTCTACGGGCATCATACGGGTGTGCAGGTAACTAAGGCGGAGTGGGAGGCAGAGAAAGCCACGGCAGCTATTGAGGCTGGCAAGGTGCTAGCAGCGGAGCAGGCCAAGGTCGCTGAGTTTGAGCATCTGCTGGCAAATGCACAAAACAGAGTGGAGAAGGTCTATGTTGACAAAGTTAGAACAGTTGAAGTGGAGCGCAAGCAGCTTGTTGATGTTGCTCGTACTGACGGGCTGTTCATCGACGCCTCGTGTCCAGACAGTAATAACGCCGTGTCCAGTCCTGCCGCCAGTCCCAGCAGCGATCATGGAGGAGCGAAAGCCCGACTTTCAGGAGCGGCTGCGGAAGCTCTTATTGCCATCGCAGCCGACGCAGACGAAGTCACCCACCAACTAAACGCCTGTCAGGAGATATTGAGAAATGAAAGAGAACTTCCAAGAAGCCCTTAGCGCCATCCTCAAGCACGAAGGAGGCTTTGTAAACCACCCAAAAGACCCCGGTGGCATGACTAATCTTGGCGTGACCAAGAAGGTCTGGGAAGAGTGGGTAGGCCATCCGGTTGACGAGAAGGCGATGCGGGCGCTGACACCGGAGACTGTCTCCCCGATGTACCGCAAGAAGTATTGGGACGCTGTTAAGGCTGACGACCTGCCGGACGGTCTGGATTACCTGATGTTCGACTTCGCTATCAACGCTGGCCCCGGTCGGGCGATCAAGACCATGCAGAAGGCTATTGGAGCCACCCCAGACGGCGCAATTGGCCCCAAGACCATGCAGGCATTAAAAGATGCCAATCAGGGCGAGTTGGTGGCAAAATTCAGTGCAGAAAAAGAGGCGTTTTATCGCAGCCTGCCTACGTTTGGGACGTTTGGAAAGGGCTGGTTGCGTCGTGTAGCTGAGGCTAAAACCCATGCCGAAACTATGATCGCATAAGGCAACAAGGAGTCGCTATGCCACAGGCAATGACATTTAATAACCTGCGTGACGACGTTCGCAACTATCTGGAGCGCGGCGCTTCTGTTGCCACCGATCCGATTGTTTACGAGCAAATCCCAAAGCTAATTAATTTGGCAGAACGAAGGATTGCTCGCGACCTAAAGTTGCAGGGGTTCCAGACTGTGGTTACTACCACCATGCAAACTGGCGTATGCGTAATGCCAAAGCCCGATAGGTGGCGGGAAACCATATCCATCAACATCGGCATTGGTGGCCTCAATAATTCTCGCAAAACATTGTTCACCAGAAGTTATGAGTATTGCAGAGCCTACTGGCCTGATCAAACTCAAACTGGAGAGCCAACTTTTTACGCTGACTACGATTATCAGCACTGGCTTTTTGCAGAGACTCCTGATGAAAACTACCCAATAGAAATTTTGTACTACGAGTTGCCGCCGTTGCTTGACGAGCAGCAGCAACAGAACTGGCTCACGACTTACGCTCCAAATGCCTTGCTGTATGGGACTTTGCTAGAGGCGACACCATTCCTAAAAAATGATGAGCGTATTCCAGTTTGGCAATCATTTTACGATATGTCGGTGTCTTCTCTGAACCAAGAAGATGTGAAGAAAATAATTGATAGATCGACTGTTAGATCAGAGGCTTAATTATGAGTGTTTTTACAAACATCTTTGGTGGTAGCAATATTTCGCCAAGTAGCGTTTCTTATAGCTCAGTTACTCTATCTGCGCTGGAAACGGAATTTTATTGGCCTGTTGAAACATCGGCAAATGCTAATCTGATTTCAACAATCATGGACGTTACCAGCAATACTGCTGGCAATGCGATTGTTCTTGCGTCTGCCGAAGAGGTGTCTACTGGACAGACAATCCTTTTCACAAACGTTGGGGCTAACGCTTTTATCGTCAAGGATTTTTCTGGCACCCAAATACTTAACGCAAACCCCGGAACCTCTTGGCAAATTTATCTTACTGACAATACAACGCCTGCCGGTGTTTGGCAAAGCTTCCAATACGGCGCGTCTGTTTCCTCTGTAAATGCTTCTGCGCTTGCTGGTAACGGCATTGTTGCTCTGGGGTCGTTGCTGGCGCAGTCGATGCCGGTAAACACATACATTGGGAACTATTCAATACTTGTGCCAGATCGGGCGCAAACGTTCTTGTGGTCTGGTGGCGTTGGTACGCTAACCTTGCCTCTTGCTGGCCTTGCTGGGAACAATTGGTTTGTCCAATTTAAGAACGCAGGAACTGGGCAAGTCACTATTGCTACTCAAGGCACCGACACCATCGACAATGCGAGCAGCATCAGTCTACAGCCTTTAGATTCTTGCATTGTCCTAACGGACGGCGTTAGCTATTACTCTCTTGGTCTCGGTCAATCTGCAATTTTTGCATTTGACTACACCACAATCAATGTCGCTGGATCTGGCGACTATGTGTTGGTTGGCGCGGAGCTAAACAGGGTTGCATATGAGTTTACCGGCGTATTGACTGGTAACAGAAACATCATTGTCCCGAATACGGTTCAGCAGTATTGGGTTAGGAACCTAACGACGGGTGCCTTTACCTTTACCGTCAAGACCGCCACAACTTCTGGCGTCGTGGTGCCACAAACAATTTCCACCATTTTGTATTGCAACGGCAACCAAGTCGTCTCAGCAGAAACCTCTGCGTATCCAATCCCGCTGCCGGTAAACCAAGGCGGAACCGGAGCTACAAACGCAGTTAACGCTGTAATTAACTTAGGCCTGAACCCACTTGATGGCGGGGTATTCTAATGGCTGTTCCCGTAATTATTAGACCAAAGCCCGGAATTAAGCGGGATGGCACAAAGTTTGAGGGTGACTACTACGTTGACGGTCAGTGGGTAAGATTTCAGCGCGGGTTGCCACGAAAAATTTTTGGCTATAAGGCGGTCAGTAATTACCTGACAGAAATAAGTCGTGGTTTAAAAATTTACACTGAGGATGCAAGCACATACATCCACTCTGGCAGCGCAGAGTATTTGGAAAGATTTTCGCTTGATATAAACGGCAACGCTAGTGCAGTTGTAGACAGAACGCCGGTCACCCTGAATTACAGCCAGAACAATGCTTGGCAATTTGATGTCTTGTACGACTCCATCAGCTTAGTTCCATCAAACAAAATTATTGCCCAAGTAGCTGAGAACGGCGGGTCGCTGTACAACTCAATAGGCGGTCAACTCTTCGTTGGCGATATACGCTCTCCAGATCGTCTGGTCGAGATTCCTCAGCCCTCTGGAGTTTCTTTTAGCGGCGGTGTTTGCGTACTCCACCCGTTCCTTACGGTATTTGGCACAGATGGCTCTCTCGGCTGGTCTGTTCCGGGTAACCCATCGGACTTGACCGGATCTGGCTCCGGCAACGCTCGCATAGCGGCTCAGAAAATTGTGCGTGGCTTACCGCTCCGTGGTGGCCCCGGCAACGCTCCTGCGGGCTTGTATTGGTCTACAGATGCGGTTGTCCGCGCCTCCTTTGTCGGCGGGAACCAGACCTTTCAGTTTGACACCATTAGCTCACAAAGCTCGATCCTCTCACCCAACTCCGTCATTGAGTATGACGGCATCTATTTTTGGTGCGGGGTTGACCGCTTCCTTATGTTCAACGGTGTTGTTCGGGATGTGCCGAATGACCTTAACATTAATTATTTTTTTGAAGGCTTGAACCGCGAGGCATCGCAGCGGGTTTTTGCGTTCAAGGTTCCAAGGTTTGGCGAGATTTGGTGGTGCTATCCAAGAGGAAATGCCACCGAATGTACTCATGCGGTCATCTATAACGTCCGCGAAGATACTTGGTATGACACGCAGCTACCAAACAGCGGAAGGTCTGCCGGTGACTTTGCTACGCAATTTGCCGCACCATTTTTGAGTGGCGTTGACTTCAACAACAATAAGCCGCCGCCAGATGAGCGGATTACGGAGGCTGGCGACATCCGAATTACAGAAGTCAACGACATCCGAATTACTTACATCAATGACAACTACAAGTTCTGGGAACATGAGACTGGCGTAAATGAGACAGACATAAGTTACCAAAATGCTATCCAGAGTTACTTTGAGACTTCGGACATTAGCAACTTAGTCCTCAATGGGAAGAACAGGTCGTTGCGATGCGAATTGCTGGAGCCAGACTTTGTCCAGACGGAGAACATGACGGTTCAAATCATGGGTAGGGCAAACGCCAGAGCAAAAGAGATTTCTGGGGAAGTAAAGACGTTTAATGACAATGCGACAACGCCGTTTGAGCAGGTTGTGTTTTTTAAGGAAATCCGCCGGGAGATGCGCTTCAGGTTTGAGTCCAACATCATTAATGGCGACTACCAGATGGGGCAGGTAATTGCCCACATTTCAGAAGCTGACGGAACTGTACTTGGGGCGACAAATTGATAACTTTGCCAGTTATAATTGGTTTAAGGGATTGGGCAGATCAGATCGTACTCGACCTAGATGAATATGGCCCCATCCCCCGGCTGGTTGACGAGAGCAGGTGGCAGGAGTGGGCTGTCGCCTTTTGCGTTATCTCTGGGATCAGTCAGAAAAACCCCCCAAGCCCACTTCAATTCTCAGACTGGCGTGAATGGGCTAGTCGCTTCGCACAGGTGATGGCATGACTGAGCAAGACTTTATGACGCTGCTGAACGCAGTAGCGAAGATAGCAAAACCCTTTAACGGCGAATACAAGGATATTACCTCAATGTCAGAAAAGCTTGCTGACTCGGGGCTAGATAGCTTGGATATGTTGCTGACAAGTATTTATTTGTGTGATGTCTTTGATATTGACGAGGAGACCGGAAAGACTCTAAGTGCAACAAATGTTCAAGAGTTATTTGATTGC